GCGGCCGGCTTCGCCATCGAGGTCGACCGCAACGAGTGGGGCACCTACATCGAGCGCTGGAACGGCGTCCCCATCTTCATCAACGACTGGATCCTCGACACCCACCAGCTCGCGTCGAGCCTGGAGACCCATGCCACCGGCGGGACCTGCAGTACGATCTACGCCCTGCGCTTCGGCGAGGGCGCCGTCTGCGGAGCCACCAACGGCGGCATCCAGATCGAGAACGTGGGCACCCTGGAGGCCAAGGACGCCACCCGGCACCGCTTGAAGTGGTACTGCTCGATGGTCGACTTCAACGTGGTAGCCCGCGCAGCCTTGATTGGAGTGCAAGACTAACCGAATACTATCTCCTATCCTTTCAGCCCTGGGGGCCAGTGACCACGGGGGGGAGGGTGAATCGACCCGCCCTTCCCCCGCTCCCGGGGGAAAGTGAGCAGAGAAAGGGGGTGTTATGAACCTGGTACAGATGAGAGCCAGGGTCCGGGAGGACCTCATGGACACCGACCCGGGCACGTACCTCTGGACGAACGACCAGGTGGACGGAGCCATTCAGCGGGCGGTCCGGGAATACTCCCAGAGGGCGCCCAGCGAGAGGATCAGCGACGTGGCCACCACCGCGGCCAGTGTGGAGCTGGACGTTTCAACGCTGACCAACCTCTTCTATATCGAGTCCATCGAGTTTCCCATCGGCCAGACCAAGCCGCACCTGCAGCGCTTCACGCATTACGCCGGCCGCGTTTTCATGAAGGACCCGGGAGACGGCGAGAACGCCCGGGTCAGGTGGACCGAGCATCACACCCTGGCCGCCGGCAGCACCACGATCCCCGTGCAGCACGACGAGATCATCGTCCTGGGTGCAACCACCCATCTGGCCATGTCCATCTCGGCGAATATCGTCGACAAGGCCACCATCGCCGGCCGCTACGGCACCCTGAACTACCGCCTGTGGGGACAGGACCGGCTGGACCTGTACCGGCAGCAGCTCGCCTCCCTGGTCCGCAAGGTCCAGCAGAAGGAGCTCTACACGGATGATTGAGGTCGGCATCTTGAAGACCTTCAACTCCACCGCCTACACGGCGGAGGTGCAGCTCGTGTCCTCCATGACCACCTATTTTGACGCCCTGGCCGTAGCCAGGAACATCGCCGCCGGCGACATGGTGGCGGGCCGCCAGGTTATCGTGGCCGTGCCCGACAACCCCAGGGACGCCGCTGTCATAGCAGTCTATACACCATAGGAAGTGACACAATGAGTGAGGAGGTGACACAATGAGTGAGCTGGAGAAGTTCCCGCACCACACCAAGACCGGAACCATCGATTGGCCGGTCATGACCTCGGTCCTGGCCTCTTTCCGCGGCTCCTACGACCGCCCGCCGGTCCAGGCCTCGCCCGACGAGCGCCTGGAGGCCGCGCAACACCTGGCCGGCCACTATCGCCAGGCCAAGAAGCCGCTGCCCAACGCCCTCGCAGCCATCATCTAGGACAACACCACCATGATGAGCACACAACAGGGGCCCCGACAGGTCGGGGCGGGCGCTGAGGCGCATCAGAGAGGAGCTAGTCAAGTAGCGGAGGCTACCAGGGCCGTGACCAGGCCGATTGTCACCGTCCTGTTTGCGTCCGCCCTGGCGGGCATGGCCGTGGAGGGCATCGATCCGCCGGGCTGGTTCCTGGCCCTGGCCATCCCCTGTATAACCTGGTGGTTCGGCGAGCGTGCATACATACATAGGAAGGAGAGGAACAATGAGCTCTACACGGGGTAAAGCCGCCGTTGACAACGTCCACGTCGTGATCGAGAACATCAGCGACCTGGTCATCCGCACCCGGGTCAAGGACCTCGTCCTGGTCAGCACCATGCAGTTCCAGGCCCGGATCCCCGTCCCGGACATCGCCCTCATTCTCACCATGCAGCGCCAGGGCGTCCCCATCTACATCAGCATCGCCACGCCCCAGGGGGCCTTTGACCTCAACCCCCAGGAGGAGAAGGAGGAGAAGTGAGCTGGCAATCACCCCGGGGATTCATGCGCGGGATCGTGTTCCATCACTTCCTGGACACCTATGCCGAGTGGCACGCCCTGGTCCAGGGCTTTTGCGAGGTCCTGTGCCCCTGGCCGCCCCGGCATAAGAAGATGTACTGGGAGCTCCACAGGGAGATCGTCTCGGAGCACCACTACTACATGTCCGGCCGGGCCCTGGCTGTAGTGGCCTGGATAGTTACAGGCTGCGTTATCGCAGCCGTGTTTTCTTAAAGGAGGTAGACGATCACAATCGCAGCGCGCCTCACAGAGGCACAGAAGCAGCTCCACCGGGTACCCTACGTTGAGGCCCACATACATGACCGCTACCAGGGCGTCAAGAGGTTATCCTGGGACAGGCTCTACACGGGGTCCGAGGCCGACGGACCCTCCGACTTCGCGTTCGACGGCAGCGGCCGTATGCACCGCATCCGCGGGCAGAATGAGTACCTCTACCGCCAGCGGATCACCAGCCCGGGGCCCGGGTCCACCTTCACCAGCTGGACCCTGACGCTCACGGAGCTGGACGGCCCCCTGGCCATCGCCGCCCGGGGCGACCGCATCTACATTTTCTATCGTGCAGACGACAATACCATCAAGAAGTTTTACAGCCACAACGGCGGCACCAACTGGACCGCCGGCACGGTTCAGGCCTACGGTGACGTGCTGGGGCTGGCGGCGGTGTGGTGGGGCAGCACCTCCACGGTGATCTGCCTGGCGTTGAAGGCCAACGAGCTGAGGGCCTTCCGCATCGACACCGACACCCAGGCCACCACCACGTCCACGGCCACCTACGCTGCGCCCCATACCCACATCTTGAACAACACCTACGGTATAGGGGCCACCTACGACGGATTCTGGCCGCAGGTCAACATAATCTTCGCCGGCCGGCAGGTGGACACGCCCTACAACCACCACAACCTCTTCCGGACGGCCCTTAGCGACACCTGGCACTACGCGGGCCTGGAGAGCATCGCCAGCGCTCCGGATGGAGAGGACCTGCTCTTCAAGCACCCGTCCGTACACCGGCCGGCTGTCCCTACCGCCTACGAGTCCGACCGGGTGATCTACCTGGAGGACTTCGCGGGCCTGACCGCCTACACGCGGCCTATGGCCTGCCATATCATGCCTGGCACGACCTGGTCAGACGCCACGGTAACGGAGCCGGCGCCCTTCATGGACCTGGCCCCGGCATATGGCATGAGGATACAAACCACAGATGATTACTGGTGGCTATGCACACAGAATGGAGTTTGGCAGGCCGCCAGGGTCATGCCGGCCCCCCTCGAGGTCTCCGGAGACATCGTCTCATTCCAGGTAAACCGTCCGGGCCTCATCGTACTGGAGCTCGACAACTCGAAAGCTCAGTATGCGACCCCCGGGGCGGCCGGTCTTAGCTCCCTCCGTTGGAGATCGGAGGTCGAGCTCCGGTTCGGATACAGAGTACCCGTCCTCGGGAACGTCACCGTGCCGGCCGCCACCGCGTGGGTCGACTCCTGGGAGTACGCCAGTGACCCCAACATATCCAGATTCACCATCCAGTGCATCGATGGCTGGGGGCTCCTGCGCTCCTGGACCCCACGTTATCAGATGCGCTGGAACGCGACAGCCGTGTCACCACGGTCCGTCTGGATGGTGTTAGCACGGTTATTGGCCAGGGCGGGGCTGTATCTCACCACCACCCCCACCCAGCCGCACTCCCCCACGATCGACGGCTTCTACCCCGACTTCACGCTCACACCGGGGACCAGGGGCGATACAGCAGTAAGGAGGCTGCTGTCCATGGTCCCCGACCAACTACTCTTTCTACCACACGGCCAGGCGCAGACGAAGGACCCCCGCCCCACCGAGACCCCCACCTGGCAGTACGGCCCGGGCGACAATATAGTCCTGGCAGGAAGGTACGGTCAGGCCGTCATCCCGTCCCGTGCCCGCGTCCTGGGCCGCGACGCCGGCGGCAACCGCCTGCTCCACGACGAGATCGACTGGGCCGCCCTGGGAGACGGCATCGATATTCTGGACCAGGTGTATGATCCCAACCTGGACACCGCCGTCCGGACCTACGAGCGCGCCCTGGCGATCACGCGCCGGCGGGCCCTGGAGAGCCACCCCGCCGCCATCACCGCCCCCACCAACGTGTTTCTCATCCTGCAGGACATCCTGGAGATCACCGACCCGCGCTGCGGGATCAGCGCTCGGAGGTACCGCGTCCTGGCGGACCGGGTGGACTTCCAACGCCGGCATCTCCGCTACCACCACACCATGATGCTGGGGGCCCCATGATTTGCTTTCCGAAAAACACGCCGCCGCTTTTCTGTCACCGCGGTTATGGTAGACCATGAGGCTGCAACCACACTACTACTGCCACCGCGCCCCCAGGGCCCGCCGTAAGGGCGGCGTCCGCCAGGGCGACGTCAAAGCCTGTTACGTCCGGATCCGGCGGCGGCGGACCCGCATCGGCACCTTCTCCCTGCACTGTCGCCGATTCGCCCCGGAGTTGCGACACCCCCTGAAATACACCAACAACAAAGCAATCATAAGGCTTAAAAGGAATTGAGGGCGTCAAAACAACAACGTGAAGAACGACAATACTGGTTATTGAAAGCAAACGAAGGTGTGAACGATGAGTCCGAACAGATGGGCAACAACAACCCGGGTCTGGGTCTATCGTTATCTCGTCCTCCGCGATGGGGAGCGCTGCGCCAACTGTGGCAAAGCTCCAACTACACAGAATGCCACACCATTCCAAGCTCCAACTACACAGAATGCACTCGACATCGACCATATAGACGGCAGTATCAGGAACAACGACCCTTCCAACCTGCGCCTACTGTGCCGCTCTTGCAACATATCCTTCCGCAACAACGGCCACAAGCAGCACGGGACACGTGTATTGAGAAGTGTCATCTGTGTGAGAGAGAGAGAAGAAGGACAGCCGGCCACGCGCATGGTCAAGGAGGACTGCAACTATAGAGAGGCCAGCCCGGAGATGCAAGCCAACAGTGTATTCGAGGTTCCCTTCCGTACATGGGTGCTTCAGCAGGTGACCGCCAGTGGCCACATCGAGAGGTCCACAGCCATCAACCAGGGGGCCGAGATCGTAGGCTGCTCACCAACCACCACCTCACGCTACCTGGGCAAGCTCACTTCACCATCCGGCCCGCTACTCGAAACGCGTGACGCCCTCGGATACCGCGTCCTGGTCCTGAAAGAGCATCTCCACGTGTGATACGCATTCCCTTAGAGGAGGTAGCATCATGATACTAGAGAAGGCAACCGAAGTCCTCGCAGACCTATTAGGAGACGGGCCCTACCACGACCCCGACGACAGGAGACAGGCCGTGCAGCTCGGCATCGAGGCGCTGAAGGTCATCATCGCTATTCGTGATGACGATTGGCGTACATCAGTGCGATACCTACCTGGCGAGACCGTGGCAGGCCGACACGGACCCCTGACCGACGACGAACGTGACATCGTAGACAGGGAGTACCAGGCCAGGAAGGCGTAACTGCCGAACCCAACCAGCCCCGGGCACTACCCCACCCAACCCAACCAGCCCCGGGCACGAACCCCGCCCCGACGGCCGACGGCCCCGGCCGGGCACCCCGGCTGCGGCCGGGGCGCGGCGTTCCGCCGCTGGGCCCCGCGCCCGACGCCCGCCGCCGCTAGGACCTGTTCCGCGGAGCGGCGGCGTGCTCGTGCCAGGGGGGCGCGGGCCATTGTTCGATATTCCACCACCACCACCTAATCCACCACCACCCCATTCCAATCCACCACCACCCCCGTTGTCGATCGTGATCCCGCTGCGGGCCAGGCGTCGGCGCCCCGGCGGCCCACCGCGCGCATGAGGGCCACCAGGGTGCGCGCAGAAACGGGCCTCCGCGGCGCACGCCGCCGCCGATCCATCCGTCACCCGTCGATCGAGTCAGCCTCGGGGCACGCCGGAGCTCCCCGACTGCGGTCGGGGCCTGGAAGGGTACAACCCCACCCCGCTGGCCACCCCGGAGCACGGAGCCCCCCGACTGCGGTCGGGGCCCGGAAGGGTACAACCCCACCCCCCCGGCTTCGCGGCTTCGTCAACTCGGCGCAGCGACAGGGGAATTGAAGGAACATGGCAGACGCTGCACCGATGCCTCCGATCGCGGAGGTCATCCAGGGCCGGCCCGCTACCCGCACTGCTGGGCCGGCCGGAGAGGGCCGCACCGCTTTCCTCGCTGCTGGTGCGGCTGGAGGGCATACAGGCTGCAGGCCGCGCCGCTTTCCGCACTGCTGGCGCAGCCCTCCGCGGAGGTCATCCAGGGCTGGCCCGCTACCCGCACTTGCTGGGCCAGCCGGAGGGGGCCGCACCGCTTTCCTCGCTGCTGGTGCGGCTGGAGGGCATCCAGGGCTGGCCCGCTACCCTCACCTGCTGGGCCCGCCGGAGGGGGCCGGCCCGCTTTCCGCACTGCTGGGCCGGCCGGACAGGGCCGCGCCGGCGTTCCGCCCTTGCGGCCGGCTCCGCGGAGGACATACAGGTTCCTGTCCCCGTTACCTCCTGCAGACACCGTAGTACATGAGGGCACCGCGCCCTTCACGAATGCGAAGAACCTGGGGCACGCCTCACTTGCTACCCCGATGTACTCACAAACGGCAGATCCTCCCCTGGTCTTTCCCACAGCGCCGGCGGCGGCAGCGCCACGCTCGTCGAGGGAACATACGCCGCCCCCACGTTCCTGTTGTATCCCTGCCCTGCCGCATGCAAAGCACTCGGGGACCTGCCTACTGGGTAAATTCCTCTGTTGTTCATACTGATGCGCTCCTTTTGGGGGTTGTAGCAGCTGGGGGTTGTCAAGGGCACGCGCGGAGGGAGCCGAGGCGCTGTAAACGCCCTGTGACAACTTCAGGGAGCTGCTACAGATGAGGCAAAAGGAGGTGCTCAGTGAACAAGATGGAATTTAAGGTTAGGCAGGTGAGGGAGTGCTTGCTGCGGCATGGGCATGTCTACACAGCACGTGGGTATGATATGGAGGCGGCGTATGTTTGGGTGGACGGCGTCGGCCGCTGTTTCCGCCGCCAGGTCGCTGTGGTTGAAAAGAAGGAGGATCTCTTGCCGTTCGTGAAGTACTCGGGGTTTGTTAATGTGGAGGCGTGGTGGGAGGTTCTTCAACGCTTCGTGAATGGGCAGCGTTGTTGGGTGTACTATGTGTTCTTCAGGGGTAACGGGGAACTGTGAGGTTCCCCTCCCCTCTTCTTCACCTCCCACCGGCTACGCGAACAGGTTACGCCCCCGCCCCGCCTGCGGCCCAATAAGTCAGCCCGCCGGCGCCGTCTCGCTTAACCCTTCCGCACGCACCACCCCTTTGCTCGTCTCGCCCCGTCGGTCTTCCATGCGCCGCCCACCCCGCTTCACGGCTACGCGGACAGGCTTCGCGTACCGCTGCAGCTCGAAAGCGGCGTGCAAGGTAGGCGGCTACGTCCGCCGGTTCACCTTTGCGGAGGGTGGGCGGCGGGGGCTGGGTTCGCGGCATATCCTGAGCTCGCCGAGGAGGCATGCCAGAAGCCAGGAGCGCGTGCAGCCGCTTCGCCATGCCCGCGCAGCGGCGATGCTCAGGGCATGCCGCGATGAGGGCCCGCCGCCGAAAGGCGCCAGGTCAAGCCGCGTCCGTCACGCCGCATTTATCCTCGTGCTCGCTTTCCAGCTTTCGTGGAGGACACCCAGGGCCGGCGCTTGAAGCCGCTTGAGGGAGCTTCGCACAGGGGAAGCGGCTGCTAATGCGCCGTCCGGGCCTTGCGGGCGCTGAAAAGGCCCTCTGCGGCCGAGCCGTTGCAGGCGCCACCCTGGGACCCGACTTCGTCGGGGGCGCGGAGGACACGCCTGCGGGCAGCCGGCCGTTCGGCAGGCCTTCTCTGGCGTCTGCCCGTGGCCGGATAGGGGGGTTTCCGCAAACTGGAACAATTGATCGCAGTCGGCCGTCCCGATGCGATCGGGACTGGCGCCTGCGTTTACTCAGGCCCTGCGGCCAGGGACCCTCCCCTTGGCCAGTTCGTGCCGGAGTAACCTTGCGGAGCAGGGCGGCACGAACAGCGGGCCTTAGCATTGCGGTAGTTTGCGCACCCCCTCCTGGCAACCAACCCCCAGCGCCTTCCTGCCTGCTGAGTCCTTACTGTGACTCCGCGTTTTACGGCCGCTTGGTTACGCTTCCTGGCCGTTCGAACCACCTTCGTCGCCTCTTATCGGCCGAAAACGCTGCCTGGTCGTAGCGACGCGGTCAAGGCCGCAGCCCGGGGTTTCACCTTGCTTGGCCAGGGACCCATCCCTTGGCCGCGCAATTTTGGCCTGGCCTGGCCAACTTCCACCTTTTATCAAAGGTCGCAAGGGCCGGGCCCGACTGCGGTCGGGCCTCCAGCGCAGCTGGGCGGCCCATCATATGCGAAAGGAGAAAAAGGTGGGCAAGCGCCATGGCCAAAACCGTGCGCCCGCCGGCAGAGGAGGAAGGGAAGCCGTCGCGCGGCCCTGACCCTTTTATTGCTTACGAGCTTTGGTCGTTTTCGAGTCCGTAAACCAGGCAGAAATAAAAGCAGCGCAGGAAGGCTGCTGATTTCTGAAGGAGGTGCTCATGTCGAAGGTTGTTCTGGTCTGTGGCGGCAGGGGGTGGACCGATGCTCTGGCGGTTCACGCGGAGCTTTGTCGGCTCGCGCGCGAAGGATTCACCCGGGTGATTCATGGCGGAGCTCGCGGTGCTGATGAGATGGCTGGCCAGTCCGCCCAGCTGCTGGGCTTCGCGGTCACCGAATTCAAGGCCGAGTGGGGCAAGTATGGCAAAGCCGCGGGGATCCTGCGCAATGAGCGCATGCTCGAGGAGGGTCCTGATCTCGTCGTGGCCTTCCACGAGAACCTGCAGCATAGTCGGGGCACTGGCCACACCGTCCGCCTCGCGCGGGAGCTTGGCATCCCAATCCGGGTCATCACCAGGAGCTGCCCGGGGCTCGCAGCTTTCTTTGCAAAGAAAGCAGACAAAGAAACTCTGAACAAGGAGGTCGAAACATGTCCATTCTAGCTACCCTCTATCCTCACCTTGTGCCGGGGCTTTGCGGTAACTTGCAGTGCAACCGTATCTGCTCCAAGCACAAGGCCTGTCCGGCGGCGCAGCGACGTCGCCGGGCGCAGCACTCGCGGGACAACTGGCGCCAGTTCACCGTCAAGGTCGATCGCCGTCGTTCCCACGTGTGCGGCCGCATCCACGAGGCCGGGCTGTGCCCCATCCTGTGCCGGGAAGTCGGCGGTTGCTTCCTGCCCAAGCACGGTGACCACCCATCCGAGGCGATCCGCAGGGTGCACCGTGCCCAGCGCGCCATGGATGCCCTGGTGCGCCACCGCACCGCCCCCCGGGGCTGACCATGCCGCCCCACGATCCCACCCTCGCCGAAGCCCTCGCCATGATGGCCGTCATGGCGGGGGTGATCCTACTCCTGGCCATCTGCGACATTATCACACGAAGGAGGTAAACCAATGAGAGCTAGTCAGCAATCAGACCCGCACTACCACGAGCCACCCCCCACCACCCGTGACCTGGTCGGCGACATCGCCGACTACATCGACACCAGCGTCCTCGCCGAGGCCCTTGTTGAGGAGGTCGTTGAGCAGGCGGGGTTCATCCCCACCGCCAATCTATGCCGCGAAGTCTGGCTTGACTTCCTGTACTGCCTTCACGAGTATCTCCGTGCCCACGCCCGCGGCATGATTACCACCCCGGAGTACAACGCGGAGAACGACGAGTTCCTGGCAGGTCGCCGGCGCGAGCCCGATCCCCCTCTCGAGGACCCCGAGGTGATCGGGCGTCGCATCGATGCCCTATGGGATCGCTGGGACAAGGAGGAGGAGCACCTCGCCGCCCTTGAGGCGGCGGGGGCCCCCTCCCACGAGCAGCTCGAGTACGAGCACTCCCGTCGCGCCCTCGAGGATGCCGAGACGGCCCTGGGCGAGGGCCGCGACCCCTTCCCCGACGACCCCGAGGATCCGGAGCTCCGCCTCTCGATCCTCCGCGCCGACGTCGAGGGAGGGCCACCACCCACCTGGTGCCGCACCCCGGAGGAGGGGGGCCCGTCCCCCCTCCCTCCCGATCCCCTTGGTCTCGACCGTTCTC